AAGCCGCAAAAATATTGGCAGATAAACAAGCAGCGGCAGAAATATGCAAAATAAACAGTGAAGCCGCAGTTGAAAAAGAAAAAAATAAATGTTCTCTTGATGTGGGCTTGCTAAAAAATGAACTTGATCTTGAAAAGAAAAAGTTTGATGAAATAAACAGGTTGCGAAATGAGCAGGATAAGGTTTTCTTGGATCGGATTGATGACGGCGGCGATAACGCATATTATTTTTTTGGTGGACTCGCTGTTGGAGCAGCAGTATCAACTGCCGCTATAGTGGGAACAATCGTATTAATAAACCAGGTTCAAAAATGACTACTGACTGGGATAAAATAGCCGCAATAGAAAGAGCCGTAAAAGAAAAATACGGAGAAGATGCTATTGCAAATCCAAAAGCAAACTGGAACGAAGAAAAAGAAAAAGATTATATAGAACAAGTAAAAGAACAAGCCCAAGTTGTTAGACAAAAGGCCGAAAAACAAGAAATAGTTGAAGAAAATGGGTTTTTAGTAAAGAAAAAACTATTTACTACCAAAACCACCAGGGTTTGTCCGGTCTTACAATGTGGGCGTTATTCTTTTAGTGTAAAAGATGATGTTTATATGAATAAGTTTGGATGTTGCTATGAGTGTTTTATAAAGTATGTTGAAGGTCGCGAAGACCTTTGGGAAGAAAGAAAGAAGGTGATTACAAATGGTAGTTGAAAAACTCGAAGAAGTAGCGAAAGCACTTGAAGCATGTAAAGCAGATGCAGTAAAAGTTGATAAAGGTAATCGTTCGGCAGCAACTCGTCTTCGCAAAGATGTAGCTGCAGTTGCAAAGATGCTAAAAGATCTTCGTAATGCTGCTCTGGAAAAAGTTCGCGAAGTAAAAGCAAAAGAAGACTGAACCATACAAGGAGATGATAATAAATGGCTGAACTAATGGATGTAATAAGCGGTATTTCACAAGTAATGGCACAAACATATGATGGTGCTACCGATAAAGACGGTAAGGCAATCAAAGCAGGTCTGCGCCGCGAAGAAGTCCCAGCACTTACCAGTTGTGAATGTCGTCTCCTTGATGGTTTTCGTGCTCGTGTAACGCATCACGCAGCAAAAGATGGTTCTTTTCCTTGTTTGATAATATCTTATCATTCAGAACTCAAACTTGAAGAAGCACACAGTCCAAAACTTGGTGAACAAGTTGAAGAGCATATTGCCGAAGCACTAAAGTATCTAAAAAAAGAGTTCAAAAAAGTATCAGGCAAAGAACTAAATGTTGAAAAATATGGTGAAGTAAAAATGCTTGTTGAAGAAACATCAAGAATCCGTGTTTTTGTAACAGCACAATGTCATTACAAGATAAAAGATGTTGACATGCCAAAGCTTGAAGATCAAAAAGATGTTGAACGCAGCGAGCAACTTCAAAAATGGTTAGCATTAGGTGGACTAAAGAAATGAAAATAACCAAAGCAAGACTATTACAGATCATTCGCGAAGAAGTTGAACTTCACGAAAAATATGTTGAAGAAAATGTTCTTGAACTTGACGAAGAAGCACTTGAAGAACTCACAGACGCTCAAGAAAAAAAAGAACTTGAAAAAGCCATAGAAGATGATAAAAAGGCCAAAAAAGAAGACATGATCATCAACCCAGACAATGGCGTTATAAAACCAAAAAAATGATATATGAGCTATGTTCTTACAAAAGATCAAGTAAGGGAAGAAATAAAGAAATGTGGGCGTGATCCCACATACTTTATTACAAACTATTGTAAGATCGCTCACCCAGAAAAAGGCTTGATACCATTTAGTCTATATGGATATCAGCAAGATACAATAAAAGCATTTGAAGACTATCGCTTCAATATAGTTCTAAAAGCCCGTCAGTTAGGTTTATCAACCGCTGTTGCGGGCTATATTGCTTGGATGCTTCTTTTCCGCAGACAAAAAACTGTTCTTGTTGTTGCCACAAAACTTGATGTTGCTGCCAATCTTGTAAAAAAAGTAAAAAAGATGATAAAAAGCCTACCAACTTGGCTGAATATCGCTGACATATCAATAGACAACCGAAACAGTTTTGAACTAAATAACGGCTCATGGATCAAGGCATCTTCAACAAGTGAAAGTGCTGGTCGTTCAGAAGCGTTGAGTCTTCTTGTTATAGACGAAGCAGCATTCGTTGAGGGCATGGAAGACTTATGGAAAAGTATATTCCCAACACTATCAGCAGGTGGTCGTTGTATAGCTATTAGCACTCCAAATGGTGTTGGTAACTGGTTCCATGAAACTTATATAAATGCAGAAAATAACTCTAATGACTTTCACGCTGTAAAACTAAATTGGGATGCCCATCCAGAACGAGATCGTGACTGGTTTGAGGCCGCTACTCGTAACATGAATAGACGAGATATAGCGCAAGAATATGAATGTAGTTTTAATGCCTCTGGCGAAGGTGTAATAAATTCACAAGACCTACAAGAAATAAGAGAATCTGTTTTAGAGCCAAAATATCGCACAGGTTTTGATAGAAACTACTGGATATGGGAAGAAGCAAGGCAAAACTTTTCTTATCTTCTTGTTGCCGATGTTGCTCGTGGAGATGGAAAGGACTTTTCTGCTTTCCATGTTATAAAACTTGAAACAATGGAACAAGTAGCAGAATATCAAGGCAAAATAGCACCCGATATTTATGCCGACATGCTTTTCCAAACAGGAAAAGAATATAATAATGCTCTTCTTGTTGTAGAAAATAACAATATTGGCTACAATGTTCTTGATAAGCTTATAGAAAGAAAATATCCAAATATTTATTTTTCAATAAAATCAACACATGAATTCATAGAGCAAGTTCAAGCAGAAAGCATGACAAACAGTGTTCCAGGTTTTACAACAACACAAAAAACACGACCTCTTATAGTGGCAAAACTTGAAGAGTTTATCCGAAATAAGATGATAAAAATATATTCTAATAGAATGGTTGAAGAACTATCTACATTTATATGGAACAATGGTCGTCCAGAAGCAATGAAAAATAGAAATGACGATCTCACAATGTCACTCGCTATTGCTTGTTGGGTGAGAGATACAGCACTTACAACTTCACAACGAGATGTTGAATATACAAAAGCAATGTTTAATGCCATAACTATGGCAAATACTCGCGTTCAGACTAAAATACCTGGCCAGATAGGTTATAATAGCAACTATTCGTTAGACGAAAAAAGAGTAAATCAAAAAGAACTAAAAGAGTTCTACAAAATGTATGACTGGCTATATAAAGGATAAATAAATGGCTGACAATAGTAAACCAATGAATAGAAGCGACTTTCGCAACATAACTCCCTCAAAAAGAGGAAGAGTAAATCAAGATAAGAGTCCATATAACCCAGACAATGGTCTTTTCAAAAGACTTACAAAACTATTTTCTGGTCCTATTGTCAATCGTCGCCAACAAAACTATAAAAGCGAACGTCGTCGTCGTTTAGATAAATACCGTTTTCAGTCAGCACAAGGTCAACAGTTCAAAAAGTCTTCCTATAATCCATTTGATTATGTTCATTCTCAAAGCATGGCCAACCAAAACCGTGCTGAAAGATATGTAGATTTTGAGCAAATGGAGTATTGTTTGCACGGAGATACAAAGATCGCTGTTCCTGGCGGTTATAAAACAATAAAAGAACTTGCTGAAGAATATGGAACAACACAAGAGTTTATTATTTATGCTTACGATCATTCAAAAAAACAAATAGTTCCTGCTTTTGGAAAACAAGCAAGAAAAACAACAACAGATCACGCTTGGAAAGTTGTATTTGAAAATGGACAAGAAATAATAGGAACGGCAAACCATCGTCTGATGATGCGCGATGGAACATATCGCAGAATAGATCAACTAAACATTGGCGATAGTTTGATGCCTTTTTATAGAAAAGATCTAACTCACGGACAAAAAGATGAAGGTGATGGATATCGTTGGATATATACAATGCACCAAGATACAGAACGCAAAAAAGGATGGATCGCAGAGCATACTCTTATAGCCGAGTGGGTTGCTGGTCGCAAAGTAACAAAAGAAGAAGTAGTTCATCACATAAACTTTGTAAAAAATGACAATAGACCGGAAAACCTATTGATAATGAACTCAAAAGAACATCTACAATACCATCAAAATGTTGTAAATGAATATAGAAAAAATACAGAATGGTGGAAGTCTTTCAAGACAAAACATAGCGAATGGATGAAACAAAATAATCCGGCAGAAAGAAAAGATATAACTTTTGAAATAATATTGAGCCTTTGCGATCAATACGGTTATAACCAAAAGAACATCTGTTCTATGTTGGATACAGATCCAAACACAATAAAAAGAAAACTAAAAACAAAAGGTTTTGATAACTTCGAAGTATTTGCTAAAACATATAACCCAGAGTGGAAAAATGATGGTTGTGATAATACTGGTAATAAAAACCCAAGATACGATCACGAACTGACATTTGAAAATATCTGTAATGCCTATAAAAAAGGTATGAACAGCAATGAACTTGCTCGTTCTTTGAATACAACATATATAAAAATATCCAATAGAATAAAGCAAAATGGTTTCAAAAACTTTACAGACTTTTCAAATAACTATATGAACCATAAAGTCTCTAAAATAGAATACTACGGCTTTATAGACCTTTATGACCTCACAGTTGATGGATATAAAAACTTCGCAACTGACAGCGTTATATCGCATAATACTCCAGAAATCGCATCGGCACTTGACATTTATGCTGATGAAATGACAACAAGCAACTCACTGGAAAAAGTTCTAAATATAGACTGTCCAAATGAAGAAATAAAAAATATTCTTCACAGTCTTTATTATGACATACTAAACATAGAGTTCAATCTTTTTGGTTGGTCACGAACTATGTGCAAGTTTGGCGACTTTTTTCTTTATCTTGATATTGATGAGCGCGATGGTATAAAAAATGCTATTGGCATTCCTCCATATGAAGTTGAGCGTATAGAAGGTGAGGATGAAAAAAATCCAAACTATGTTCAGTTTCAATGGAATAGTGGCGGCATGACTTTTGAAAACTGGCAAATGGGACATTTCCGTATTCTTGGAAATGATAAATATGCTCCATATGGAACAAGCGTGTTAGAACCTGCCCGTAGAATATGGCGACAACTGACTCTGCTTGAAGATGCTATGATGGCCTATCGTATTGTTCGTTCAGCAGAGCGTCGTGTATTCTATGTTGATGTTGGAAACGTCGCTCCAAATGATGTTGAACAATTCATGCAAAAAGCAATGACAGCTCTAAAACGTAACCAAGTTGTTGATGAAAAAACCGGTCGCGTTGACCTTCGCTACAACCCACTGTCAATAGAGGAAGATTATTTTATTCCAGTTCGTGGTCAACAATCAACAAAAATAGAAAGTCTTGCTGGCGGTCAATACACTGGCGATATAGAAGATGTAAAATATCTACGAGATAAATTATTTTCTGCTATAAAGATACCACAAAGTTATCTTGCTCGTGGTGAAGGTGGTGAAGAAGATAAAACAACCTTGGCACAAAAAGATATCCGTTTTGCAAGAACCATTCAACGCCTACAAAGATCTGTTGTAAGCGAACTTGAAAAGATAGGTGTTATTCATCTATTTGTTCTTGGTTATAGAAACGAAGATCTTATAAAGTTCAAACTACGACTAAATAACCCAAGCAAAATAGCAGAACTGCAAGAACTGGAAACTTGGAAAACAAAGTTTGAAGTTGCAAGTGCCGCAACAGAAGGATATTTCAGCAAGCGTTGGGTTGCTAAAAAAATATTTGGTCTTTCCGACGAAGAATTCCTACGGAATCAACGCGAAATGTTCTTTGACTTCAAGTTCAAAGCCGCTGTTGAAAAAGCAGGTTCAGAACAAGAAGCTGCAGCCGGTGATGCTGATGCATTTGGTGGTGGAATGGATGCTGGTGGTCTTGGTGGAGATACTGGTGCCGGTGGAGCAGAAGGTGGTCCAGGTATAGATTTAGGAGCACTTACTTCTGAACCAGAAGCAGGTGCTACGCCACCAACAGAAACACCAGCAGAAACACCAGCCGGTGGAGAAGAAGCAGGTCCATTATTGGCAGCACCAGGAAAAAGAGACGATAAACTAACAACTACTCCTGCATCAAGAGGCAAAATGTATATGCCTGTAAAATATCGCGGTGGAGATAGCAGACCAACAGGAGCAAGAACAAGAAGCTATCAGTCAAAGTTCAGTAAAGAACTTGGCGGTGGTTCAATGAGAAATGTTATGGGTTCTGGCGCACAAGAACTATTTGGTCTTGGTAATGGTATTTACGAACAATATGAAAATAGTTATAGTGAAGAGATGTTGAGTGAAGCAGATAAAAAGCAAGACAATAATATTGTTGAGCAGAAAATATTATCTAACAACGACAGCTTGAAGCAACTTATAAGTTCTTTGGAGAAGAAAAATGCAACAAACAAAGAAAATAGTGAAGACTAAACACAATAAAAAGCGAAACACTGCTTTTTTATATGAAGTCATTGTTCGTGAAATAACAAATGCTGTATTACAAAAAAACGAAGAACAAAAAAAGTTTCTTGTAAAAGTTTGTAAGTCTTTTTTCTCTCGCGGTCAAGTTCTAAAAAAAGAACTTGATTTATATCGCGCTGTTCATGAATCATATGAAGTGTCTAACGATATAGCACAAAAGATACTCAATGAAGCAAAATTTCAATATGAGCTTTTAGATAAAAAACAAATATTCAATGAACAAACAAAACTTGTAAATATTCTAAATAAAGTATCAAATGGTTCAATCTTCAATACTTTTGTGTCTGACTACAAAAACCTTGCCACAATATCTCAAATATTCAACAACAGTATTCCAGTAAAAGAAAAAGTCTTATTGGAAACACAAATAGTTAGCAAGATGACATCAACTCCCGAGAGTGCTGAAAAAGATAAACTTGCTACTCTTGACTCACTAACTTATAACCTGTTTGTCAAAAAGTTCAATGAACAATATAGCAACTCTCTTCTATCAGAACAAAAAGAACTTCTTACAAAATATGTAATGAGTTTTGCAGATGGCGGAACAGAGTTCAAACTATATCTAAATGAAGAAATAGAAAGAATAAAAAACTCTCTAAAAACAAGTCTTCAAGAAAAACAAATAGTAGAAGATCGCTTTCTAAAAGATAAAACAGTAATGGTTTTGGAAAGAGTACAAAATTATAAACAAAAAGACATTGACAATTCACTAATAGAAGAGGTCATGAAAATACAAAGCCTTATAAAAGAAATAGAAAGCAAGGAAGAAACAAATAATGGCTGATCTAAAAGTAAAAATAACAAGCACAGATCCACAGCCAGATCAGGCTTTTGATGATAATGTTCCAGCCCAAGAGCCAGAAAAGAAAAAGCAACTTTTTACAATAAAAGTAAAAGCAAGGCGAACTCTTGACGGTAATATTATTGTTTCAGATCACCCAGATATTGATATTGTTATAATGCCTGATAAAATGCGTATTATAACTTTCTCAAAAGAAAATTTTGACGATCACATTTACCAAACACAAGATCGCCTTATGAAATATCTAACTAAAAAAGGTACATTGGTTTTTGATAGTATTGCTGCTGGAAATGTATATGGTTCTTTAGAAGCCAAAATAATAAAACCAGCACAAGAAATGCCAATAGACGATCTAATGTTGATGCTTGTTTCAAAGTGGATAGATAGTGAAAAACCATCGGTTGTTTATCAGCAAGCAGTCGCCGATGCCTATACAGACAGCGTTACTGATCCAAATGATAAACAAAGCACTGAACTTGGCAAAGTTGCTGCGGCACAAGAAAAAGGCTCAGTCCCAATACATCAAGTTCGTCGTTACGCTTATGGTTTATGATAGTTGATATCGTATTGTTTATTTTATCATGTGCCGGCGCAACACAAATATTGTGCTATGGAAGTATATTAGATAAAATAAGACCAAAAAACGGAATATTGGGAGAACTATTCCATTGTAGTATGTGTGTTGGTTTTCATGTTGGATATATTCAGTTTGTATTATTTTGGATTGCTGGTGTGCCTATGTTTTCTAACTTTTACATTGGAACACTTGTATTTGCGTTTATTTCTTCATATACCAGCTATGTGTGCGACAAAGTGTTGAGCGATGAAGGAATAATGATAAAAATAGCGAATAAATAAAAGTTGCGAGATATTTATAAGTTGTGAGGTTTATATGAATTTATTAGATCAAAATATTCGTAAATGGTTTCTTCCACAGACCAATAGCCGTAGATGCTGTAAAGGAAGTTGTATCGTGCGGGTTGCGCCCGCATTCTGCTTTAGTATATAAGGATTTATCGCATGAAAGTAACAAAACAAGAACTACAAAAAATTATAAAAGAAGAACTTGATGCTATGACAGTAGCAGGAGAACTTGAAGAAGGTTTTCTTGACAAACTGCTTGGCAAGCAGCCAAAGTTTGGTGATTTTGTTACTGATGATGATGTAAAAAAGAAACTTGATGTAGTCCAAAAGAATCTTGGTGATCTGAGAGGTCTTGCTTCCAATCAAGGAAACAAAGAACTTGGCCTACAAGTAACAAAAATATCAAACGATGTGGCAGATCTTTATAGCAAAACAACACCTAAAGGCCCAGAATTAAAAACAATAACCGATAAACCAGAAGACATAACACTTCGCAATGCGAAAGAAGCACTCGCTGATCCAAAAAGAAGAAGTAAGTTATCAACACAAGGCTTAGTAAAAATACTATCTAAAATAGCTCCAACAGAAAAAGCCCCAACAGGTCCAGAAGGTGGAGTTGATAGAGCAAAACTAATGAGTTTGGTTCAACAAAAATTACAAAACATGCCAGACGCTAAAACATTTCAAGGTGGAAGACCGGCCAGACTTCGCTCTCGGCCTGTTGGTGAGTGAAAATAAATAAAGGTTTATAAAATGTCTTTTTCAAAAAAAGAGTTTGATATAATATTACAAGAAGAAACTATCAAACTCCTTGCTGAAGAAGGAGTTCAAGAAGGCTTTCTTGATAGAATAAAAGACCTTTATAAAAGTTTTACAAAACCAAGACCAAATGCATCGCAGGGTGTTGGAAGAGCATTTGCTGGATATAAATATAACCCACCAGCCAAACAAACACCGGCAACAACTCAGCAACAAGATCCAGAAACCGAACCAGCACCTTCTACATCTCTTACAAAAAAACAACCAGACGCTATGCAACCAAGCGATGTTCTTCCTGGTTCGCAAGATAATATATCAGCAACTGGCACTTATGATTTAGGAACTGAACCTAAACTTCCTCCTTCTCAGCAAAGAGCACTGCCACCAAGTCAAAAATCACCAGAAACCGTTCAGCCATCCGGCGATCTTCCTCCATCTGGAAATATACCAAAACAATTACAAGCACCAAAAAATATAGGCGTTGCCGATAAACTTAGCGATCTGCAGAAATCAATAGATGGTGTATCCTATCAAAATTTATTTGATGGAATTCAAGCAAAATTCTTTGAAAAACTTAAAACAACAAACCTACCAGAACAAGAAAAACAAAAATATAGTGATAGTATTGATACAGTATTAAAATATCTTATATCAAAAAATAGAATTTTATCTAATCCAACCATAGTTCCAAAAGATGTTTCAGCAAAAAAAGTAAATGAAAACCGACAACAAGCTCCATCTGCTCAACAAGTTGGGATTGAAGAATGGTATATAAATGCTTTATATAAGTCGACTAAAAAACATTTTTCTAATACGATTGATAAAAAAATAATTGAATTTATTATAACAACTCTATATCAAGATGGAAGAATAGCTATAAGTCAACGACTTTATAACAAATTAATACACACAAACGATCCAAGACTCAGAGAGATGATCTTGAGCACAGAATACGACCGCGAAAATATAAAAGAATCAAAAGACTATAAAAATTTTTATAATAGTTGGAAACAATACACCAAAACAGGAGTTATATTATGAGCCAGTTTCTACTTCGTGAATATTTTGAACTCTGTGAAGGTGGTGTATGCCAGGACTTACTGACAGAAGTAGAAAAAAGCTTTGTGAAAAGTGGCGGAATGATGCTTTCAGGTGTTATCCAGAGAGCAGATGCCAAAAATGGCAATGGTCGTGTTTATCCAGAAAATGTTCTTCGCAGAGAAGTAGAAAACTATAAAAAACTTATTGCTGAAAACCGCGCTCTTGGTGAGTTAGATCACCCAGATGAAAGTGTTATAAACCTAAAAAATGCTTCACACATTGTTACAGATATTTGGTGGAACGGCAAAGATGTAATGGGCAAAGTAAAAGTATTATCAACACCATCAGGTCAAATATTAAAATCACTTGTTGAAAGTGGTGTAAAACTTGGCATTTCAAGCCGTGGTCTTGGTAGTGTAAAAGAGCGTGGTGGCCTAACAATAGTTGAAGACGACTTTCAACTTATTTGTTTTGACTTTGTGAGTGAACCATCAACAGGTGGCGCTTTCATGAGCCTTTCAGAAAGTAAAAAAGCACCTAACATTTTCACAAAATCAGATAGAATAAACCGCTTGCTAAATGATATTATAGGTGGAAAATGAAAAAGAGTGAACTCAAAGAAATAATAAAGCCAATAGTTCAAGAGTGTGTCCGTGAAAGTGTTGAAGAAATACTTCTTGAAAGCGGTTTATTATCAAGTGTTATAAAAGAAGTTATGAAAGGTGCATTACCTGTTCTAACAGAAGCATCAAAAGCACAAACAGCAAGTGCTCAACAGCCGGTAAAAACAAAGCCACCAGTGAATAATGAGTTGATGGAACAAATAAAACGAGAACGACAAGAAATGGCTGCTGATTTTCGTAAACAAAACGAACAAGTTAGCAAAACTCTGTCAATGAAAGTTGGTGGAGTTGATGTGTTCAAGGGAACCACTCCAGCACCAGCAACAGTTCAAGAAAGTGTAGGAAACCCGCTTGGTGGAATATCACCAAATGATCCAGGCGTTGATATAAGCAGACTGTTTGGTGGAAAAAAGTTTAATGTTACTTGATAAAAGAATACGAGGAAAATATGAAAGTAAGTTTAGATGAAGTTGATGGCAACGTAGAAAAAATGATAAAAAAGTTTCTCAAAAAAACAAAGAAAATGAGAATAGTAGAACAAGTATATGATCGTAAATACTTTGTGAAACCTTCTATGGAAGCGCACACAAAACGCAGACAAAAAGCAAGAGCCATAGAAAAAGAAAAGGCTGCAGCGGGAAAAGAAGATTGAAAAAACTACCTATATATAAGTGCATATATGTAGGTAACTAATGGCCAAAATAATAATAAAAAACAGCGAAATATCAAGTTCTGCCGGGATAAACATTCCTGGCAACTTGTCTATTGCTGGAGATACAGTAATTGGCGATTTATTTACTGATTCTCTTATTATTAATGCCCACACAACTTTTAATGAAGATATAAGTGCAGAAGAAATTATTATAAGCTCTTCTTTCAAGGGAAATGGCTCTCAACTGCACAGTCTAACTGCTTCAAATATATCAAATTTTACAAATGATATAAGAAGCAGGTTTTCAGCCGGAACAAACATATCAATAAGCAATGGTATCATATCATCTACTGGTGGTAATGTTGCTGGTGCAATATCCAGTACCGACAATGCTATAGTGCGATTTGATGGAACAACAGGAAAAATTATACAAGATGGTAGTGGCATAACCATAAGCGATGCTGGTGCTTTTGCAAGAGCAGGGAGTATGTCATTTACTGCGACAGGAGTAACCTCGGACATCAATATAACTGCCGGCGATGATCTGATGATGAGTGCAAACGATATTGCTATTGTTCAGGGAACTAATACAACCATAGAGGGATATACAACATCAAAACTTGCTACATCTAATCAAAAAGTTGAAACAACGACAGGCTCTATAGAGATCGTTTCTGCAGATACCGGTGCAGACATCAATGTCACCGCTGCTGACAACATAACAAATACTGTGGGTTATAAATCGCAATATAAAATTCGCGATATTATTGCTGGTGATTTGTCAACTATAGATTATACAAATATTACAAATACTGTTAGAACTCTAAATCCAAATGGCAATACAGCAAACCCAGCATATAGTTTTCAAAATGCTGTTGGTTCGGGTATGTCTTGGAATAGCACAGATGGTGTTTTGGCGTTTTCTCACAATGCATCAAACAAGTTCAACATAGGCGGAATAGCAGGAACATCACTGACAAATGGTGGTCCCTGGATAAGATGGGATGCTGGCGGATTGAATACTCCGACATATAGTTTTCATGGAGATAATGACACTGGTATATACAGTCCCGTACTAAATAGTGTTTCTGTTGTTCATGGTGGAAGAGAGCGCCGTAGTGTAAGTGGAGAGATTACCACTACAGATGCAGTCGCTACATCAATATATGCCTATACCACTACAACTAACACTTCGTACAGCATAATGTGCCAATGTATTTGTAGACAAAGTACCGGTGCAGTAAATAGTTATATGGCTAATGTTCGTGCGAAAAATGTATCTGGAGCCGTTACTGCAGTGATGAGTTTGACGTCTGCCAACGAAGAAAACATCACTCCAACAATAGGTGTGACAACCAGTGGTGTAAATATACTTTTTACAGTTACCGGTGCTGCTTCTACAACTTTCAAGTGGTTTGCTTGGCTTGAAATAATCTCTGTTTCTTGATACAAAACATTAATAGAAAAAGATATCAAGAACTACCGTTTTGACGGCATATATCGCTACTGATTTTATAATATTTGAAAACTATTTATAGTTACATTGTTGTCTACAGAGACAACATTGTTTTCTTTATTAGGAGATCCTCATTATATGTCAAAACAAAAAGGTTTTGCAGTTATTTCAGGTTCTAGCACAGTTGTTGCTAAAATCATGGAAAACGGCACAGTAGTATTCGGTCAAGATAAAGCAGTTGACATGAAAGTCAGCGGCTCACTCGTACTTGATTTATCATCAAGTGCAAGTGGTGCAGGTCGTGTTGTTCTAATTGATGCAGCAGGTAGTGCATCGTTAGGCAAAGTTGCTGCAGAAAATGTTACAACCAGCGATGGTAGTAATGTCCAATCAGTTCTAAACTCACTTGCTTCTGCTTCAGCGGCAGATTTTGAATCTATTGATGCTCGTGTATCAACAGAAGAAAGTGCCCGCGCATCAGCAGACAGCAGTCTAAACAGCGCACTAAGTTCTGAAGTTTCAGCCCGTATAAGTGCAGTATCAAGTTTAGAAACTGCAGTTGATAACAGAATAGATGTTCTCGTCGGCGGCGATGGCATCCTATCTGGTACACTAAGTACCATCAAAGATATTCAAGAATTCCTTGATGGTGATGGTCAAGCAGCATCACAACTTATTTTTGGTATTGGCGACCTGACTTCAAAAGTCAATGAACTAACAGCCAGTGTTGCAAGTATTGATGTTCGTGCTGCAGCAGAAGAAAGCGTTCGTGCTTCAGCAGACAGCAGTCTAACTGTTCGTCTATCAAGCGAAGAAAGTGCTCGTGCATCAGGTGATGCAAGTGTAACATCAGCACTCTCAACTGCAGTTTCAGCAGAAGCATCAAGTCGTGTTTCTGGTGATGGCAGTCTTGCAAGTGCTCTTTCAAGTGAAGTATCACTTCGCGAAGCAGCAGTTTCAACTGAAGCATCAAATCGTGTTGTTGGTGATGACAGTGTTGCTGCTCTTGTTAGTGCAGAAGAAGCCCGTGCTGAATCTGCCGACGCAAGTCTTGCAGCACAAATCAGTAGTGAAGCATCCCGTGCAGTTTCTGCCGAAGGATCATTAGCAACTGCATTTGCAAGTGCTGACACCAGTCTTGATTCAAAACTATCAACAAGCATTTCCACTGAAGCATCCCGCGCTGCTTCCGCAGAAGCTTCACTTGATGCAAAAGTCAGTACCGAAACCTCAAGTCGTGTTTCTGGCGATGCAAGTGTAGCTGCAGCTTTCTCAACTGCTGTTTCAACAGAAGCTTCAAGTCGTGTTGCTGCAGATGATAGTCTTGCAAGTCAAATCAGTACAGAAAAATCAAGAATAGATGCTATCCTTAGTGGTTCAACAACTGATCTTGATCAATTTGCTGAAGTTGTTGCATACGTAGCAAGTCTTGATACAACACAAGCTGGTCAAATCATCAGTAGTGTTGCTTCACTAAGCATTGATATTTCCAGTGAAGCATCAAGTCGTGTAAGTGGTGATGGAAGTCTAACTTCCAGACTATCAACCGAAGAATCACGCGCTACTGCAGCCGAAGGCTCACTTGACACCAAGATTAGTTCAGTTCAAACTGCACTATCAACAAGTATTTCTTCTGAAGCTTCAAGCCGTGTAAGCGGCGATGCAAGTCTTGCAAGTCAGATCAGCAGTGAAGCTTCACGCGCAACATCTGCAGAAGCAAGTCTTGACGGCAAAGTCAGTGTTGAAACATCAGCAAGAGAAAGTGCAATAGCAAGTCTTGAAAATGCTATAACTGTAGACATTTCAACAGACTTCGCTTCAGTTGACACTCGCATGAGCACCGAAGAAAGTGCCCGTGCAGCAGCAGATACAAGTCTTGAAAGTGCTCTTTCAGGCGAAGCATCTGTTCGCGCAAGTGCAGACGCGAGTCTAAACAGCGCACTATCAACAGAAATAGTTGATCGTGCAAATGCTGTTTCTGCAGAAGCAAGTATCCGTGCAAGCGCAGACGCAAGTCTTGAAGCTCGTGTATCAGCAGAAGAAAGTGTTCGCGCAAGTGCTGACAGTAGCCTCAACAGTGCTCTATCAAGTGAAACTTCTTCAAGAGTTTCAGGTGATGCATCAGTTGTAACTGCAGCAAATAGCTACACTGATGCGGCTGTTGCTGCTCTAGTTGATAGTGCTCCAGAACTTCTGAACACTCTCAACGAACTAGCTGCAGCTCTTGATGACAATCCTAACTTTGCTACAACCGTAACAAGCACCATTGCAAGCAATGTTGCAAGTATTTCAGCAGTTGTATCAGGTGAAGCATCAACTCGTGCAAGTGCTGATAGCAGTCTTGCAAGTGCTCTTTCAACCGAAGCATCAAGTCGCGCAAGTGCTGATGCAAGTGTTGATACAAGAGTTTCTGCAGAAGAAAGTGCTCGCGCTTCAGCCGATAGTAGCCTCGCAAGCCGTCTATCAACTGAAGAATCAGCACGCGCAAGTGCAGACGCAAGTGTTGATACTCGCGTATCAGCAGAAGAAAGTGCTCGTGCAGCAGCAGACACCAGTCTTGCTACCGCACTATCAAGTGAAACATCTGCACGTTCAAGTGCTGATGCAAGTCTTGCTACTGCTCTATCAAGTGAAGCCTCAACTCGTGCTGCCGATGACGTTGCACTAGATGGTCGTCTTGATATAGTTGAAGCTACTTCACTCGTAATCAATGGCACAGCCAATGAAGTTACAGTAAGTGGTACATTTGCACTCGGCGCTGCAAATACATTTACAATTGGTCTACCAGATGATGTAACCATCGCTGGCAACCTAACTGTAAATGGTAATGCAACACTCGGTAATAGTTCAGCAGATCAAATAACAGTAAGCGGTAAGTTCCAAGCACCTAAGTTTACTGCTGTTACAATTCCTGCTGCCTACACCAGTGGTGATCAATCGGCACACAACGGTCACATGTTCTATCTTGATGCCGCTGATGACGCTGTAGCAGCCTTCCCACAAGGCCAGAAATGGTACTTCTGTGAAGGTGGCGAATGGTTCGCAAGTCCATTCTTTGCAGTCTGATAAGTAGTTTCACATAAACTACAAGCCGGCACCTGAAAAGGTGCCGGTTTTTTATTTCAAACTGCTATTTATTGAGAAAAAACAACTTTTTGCTTCATATTTATTGAAGAAGCGGGCAAGAAATGACTAAAGGCATAAGCGTAGTAAGTGGCTCAACTCATATTCACAAGATATTGAATGACGGAACTGTGAGTTTCAGCGGCTCTATTCAAATAACAGGTTCTTTGCTACCGCAAGGAGACGCAATAAGAACGATTGGTTCTCCACAAAATAGATGGAATGATATATATGCTCAACAAACAACTGTTGGCGCAGTATTTGAAACCGGTCTAACAACACAAGAACTTGCAGAATATCCAACAGGAACAGTTGTTGTTTGGGAAAATGGAAAAGCAATACCTTGCTATAAAAAAGAGGATCATCGTGTTGTTGGAGCAACACTGCACGGTAAAGAGCAGCCAATAATATTAGGTGCAGAATATGTTCTTGTTACTGGAAAAGTAAATGAAGGCGACTGGATCGTTACAAGTGACAAACATGGTCATGGATGTGCAGCAAAAATACGAACAATTTTTGGAACAAAACGAGACTTGTTTGGTAAAGTAATAGCACAAGCACTTGAAAATGTAGACGGAGAAAGTAATTTAATAAAATGCTTTATAAATAAACTATAGTTGTGCCCATGGTTATGGTAAGTTGTCAAAAATAAAACTATTTAGTTCAGTAAAGTGTATTTTAGGAGTATTTTTAATGAGCAGTTCAAAGCTATTAGAACAAGCAATAGTAGATGCACAAGCACTACGAGATTCAGCATATAAAAGTGCTCAAGCAGCACTATTAGAAAAGTTTGCTCCACAAGTAAAAGAAGCAGTAGAAAAACTGTTAGAGCAAGACGAAGAAGATGAAATGAGTGCTGATACTCCATCACCAACTGATGCTCTTGCTGGCGGTCAAAGTGACATGCCAACTGTTGATTTTGGTGGTGCTCCACCAGATGAATCAAATAAAGGCTATGTTGCTGGAACTGCCAGTGATATTCCACTTGCTGCAACAGATGGAGAAAAACTTTGTCCTTGTCCAGATGATGAAGAAGAAGTTTCATTAGAAATAAATCTTGCCGATCTTGCCGACCAATTACAAATAGGCGACAAAGAAGAAGAACCAGGTTCTATGGGATTAGAGCAAACTCCACCAGCAATGGGTGGAACTGGTCTGGCAGAAAGTTTAGAGCTTGAAAGCATTGAACTTGAAGAAGATACTCTTGAAGAAGAAGTTCTTGCAGAAGTTGATCTTGATGAAGCACTAAGCGAAATGAGCGACATAGAAGTTGGAAGTGGATATGAAGGTGTTGACGATCCAAAAGAACTAATGCGGCAACTAAATCAAGCAGAAGCAGAAGAACAAGAACTTATAGATAAACTAAAACCACAAGATAAAGAACTTTATCTTGCTAATCCTGGCCGCTATAAAATAGTTAGAGATGAAAGTCATGTAGGCAAGGAACTCTATACGTTGCGTGTGCCCAGTCCACAAGAAATATTTACTCCAGGCGAAGACGATGGTTCCGGTCCATTTACAGCAGCAGAAGAACTTTCTCCAAAGCAACAAAAAATAGCCAGTGCTGCTCCACCAGCAGACAAAATAACTGGTGCTGATTTTGCTGCTCTACGGGCAGATAAAAAAGAAATAAAAGAATCAAAAACAAAAGACTTACTAAAAGCATCACAAGCTCTCCTAAAAGAAGTTGAGAACAAAGATGCAAGAATAAACAAACTCTTGGAAGAGAATAAAACATTTTCTTCCACCATAGAACAAATGTCTGTTGCATTCAAGAAACTTGAAGAAGTAAATCTACTGAATGCCAGACTGTTTTATGAAAATCAGATCTTGAAAAGCGCCTCCTTGAATGAGCGACAAAAAACACAAATTGTCGAAGCTGTTTCCAAGGCTGATTCTGTTAGTGAAGCTAAAACAATATATGAAACACTAATCAATTCAGTGGGTGGTCATGCAAAAGAAGAACGTTCACCAAAATCACTGAATGAAGCGATTAGTAAAAAGAGTTCATTCCGTTTGCCTCACAAACAAGCAGAACAACCAGTTGATCAAAATAAAGATCGTTGGTTGAGATTAGCCGGTATCAAATGATACCAAATATATTCACAGGAGTTATAAAATGTCAGTAATCAAAAAATTAACAGAAGGTATCGTATAGCGCGACCTTGAAAAAGAAGGTGGCGCACTACTCAGTAAATGGTCAGACACTGGTCTACTTGAAGGTATGACTGATGATCGCACCAAATCAACAATGGCTCGTCTATTAGAAAATCAGGCTCAGGAACTACTCCGCGAAGCCAACACAATGTCAGGAGGTGAGGTAGAAGGTTTTGCAGCCGTGGCGTTCCCAATTGTTCGTCGCGTATTCGGCAGTCTTATTGCAAATGAACTCGTAAGTGTTCAACCAATGAGTCTCCCAAGCGGTCTTATCTTCTTCCTTGACTTCAAATTTGATCGTGATCGTTCCGGCGCACTAAGTGGTAGTTCACTATTCGGTGGTGGCGTTGTTGGCTCACAACTCACTGGTGGTGTCAGTCTCAGCGGTCCAAATGCTGAAAACTCACTACGCGCTCTAAACCAAGGTTATTCACTACCAACCGCTTCTAACAGCGTAGCATTAACTGGAGCAATCGCTTCTGGTACTTTTGGTGCCGGTGGTACTCTTGATAAACTCTGCAAATTTGATGCTGATTTTGTCAGTGGCTCAACCAAGGTTGCAGTGTTTGTTGTTCCAGTATCACAACTGGTCGCTCTTGATCGCAGTAGCCTTATTGCAATCAATGTCAGCCCACTACCAAGTGGCTCGCTTATTCGTCGTCTAACCTCCAAAACAGACTCAACTGGTCTTGTTGATGTTGGTGGCGATACTTACACCCATGTTCGTCTTGTTGTTGCAAGTGATAGTGTTGGTGCTAATGATCTTGCGACAAATGCCGGTGTTCGCAATGCAAGTTGGCCAATTGCTGATACACTTGGCAACGTTGCTGATTCACTTGGTGCTATTTCTGCTGTTGCTGTAACCCTTGAAGGTGAAGCAAACATTCCAGAAATTGACATCAAAGTTGACAGCGTTGCTGTTACTGCCAAGACCCGCAAGCTCAAGGCAAAATGGACACCAGAACTTGGTCAAGATCTCAATGCTTACCACAATCTTGATGCAGAAGTTGAACTCACTTCAATTCTCTCAGAACAGATTGGTCTTGAAATTGATCAAGAAATGCTTGGTGAACTTGTCAAAGGTGCTACCGCTGCAACACTATACTGGTCACGTCGCCCAGGTAAATTCCTTGATCGTACAACCGGTCTTGCAATTGCCAGTGGTGTAAGTGATCCAAATGGTGCTGACTTCACCGGTAACGTCAGTATGTGGTACGAAACCCTCGTTGAAACAATCAATGATGTAAGTGCTGCAATTCACCGTAAAACTCTTCGTGGTGGTGCAAACTTCGTTGTTTGCGGACCAGAAGTTGCCAATATCCTTGAATTCACCAGTGGCTTCCGTGCAAACGTTGTCCATGATGATGCCAAGGGCACTATCGGTGCTGTCAAAGCTGGCTCACTCAGTAAGAAATGGGATGTCTTTGTTGATCCATACTTCCCACGCAACCTGATCCTTGTTGGTCGTAAAGGCAATAGTTTCCTCGAAAGTGGATTCGTATATGCTCCA